TACCCCGTCGAGCATCCAATGCACGCGCAGAGCATCTACGACCAATTCTCAATCCGCAAACGGCAAGAGGGCGAGGCTTGGTTTCTCTACATCACCCGGAAGAAATCCACCGACTATTTCTCCGAACCCCTATCACAATTGGAGCAGGCAAATGGCGTCGAGCAAAGCCTTAACAGCGATAGTCGAGAACTTGAAGTCCAAAGCGAAGCCCTCTCCACCTTCAAGCGGAGGTTCTAAGCATGGCCCACGTCCTTCTCGAGTATTGGCAAAAAGCACTCACCCTGGAAACGGGACTCGCCATTGAGACGGATGACCGGGTGTTGCTTCGGCAGCAGCTTTATCGGGCGAGAGGCGAAGCCGCAGACCCCGAGCTAGAGCAACTAGTGATTATCTTTCCTATGGCCGAGAATAAGCTTTGGATTGTGAGGAAGGACGCCGATGAGAATGGCAGGGGATAAGCTTCGCAAAGTGACCCTCAATCTGTATGATGCCGATGTAGAATGGCTCCAAAAGTACTATGGACATGGGTATTCTGAGGCTATTCGCCATTACATCCATCGAGAGGTAAACCACTTGAAACAATTAAAGAAGGAAAGAGAATATGGCCAATGAGATAGATAGGCTTATGGATTTAGACCCTCTCGAACTCTCCGCTCAGGACCTCGACGATATTATCGCCTACCAGCGTAAAGCCCGAGCCTCCTTCGAAGCCGGGGTTAAGCCGAAGAAAGGGTTAGGCGAGAAAATCTCAGCTGATGACCTTCTATCTAAGCTAGGGATGGGGAAGCCGAAACCGCCAGATGGATTTAAGAGGAGGTTTTGATGCCAACAGATCGACAAATAAAGGCGGCTGCAATAGAGGCAACCATCTTTATGATTGGTTATTATCCACAGGACTATAAGAAATTTCAAGCAATGGCCCGAGCAATGCTTAACGTTGCCGAAAGCGAGGTCGAGATAGAACGAGCGCTTAAGCAATTGGGAGACTCAGAATGAGTATTGCCGAAGACCTCGTTCGCGGTCCAACCCTCTCCCCCTTCCTCCCCAACACCAATATCCAGTACGCTTGGGACAGCACCTCGCTTGGGTGGATGAAAACCTGCCCGAGACTTTATTACTATCAGATGATAGAAGGATGGTCAAGCGATGTCGAATCAGTCCATCTCCGATTTGGAATTGAATATCATCAAGCATTGCAAGAATATGATATCTGCCGTGCAAGCGGAATTCCCCACAATGATGCTGTGCACGATACACTGCGGGCACTACTCGAACGTACCGTTGAATGGCAACCCGACCACAAGTACAAAAATCGAAATAACCTTGTGCGAACCGTCCTCTGGTATCTTGACAGATTTGAGAATGACCCAGCAAGCACCCTTATCCTTAAAGACGGAAAGCCCGCCGTCGAGGTGAGCTTTAGGTTTGAGTTGGGGTGGGGGCCAAAGAGTCAAGAGATATCATATGCAACTTTGGTAGCTAATGGCAATACCCCAAGTGTCGATGATTTACCTCAGCCCTACCTACTTAGCGGCCACCTCGACCGTATCGTCAACTTCCAAGACGAACTCTTCGTCATGGATCGAAAAACCACCACCTCGACCCCCGGCGACTACTACTTCAATCAATTCGAACCCAATAACCAAATGACTCTCTACACCCTCGCCGGGAAGGTAGTCCTCGACTCGCCCATCCGAGGGGTAATAATCGATGCAGCCCAAGTTGCCATCGACTTCTCTCGCTTCACCCGTGGCATCACCTACCGCACTCAAGACAATCTCGAAGAGTGGCTCAAAGACCTCCGCTTCTGGTTCGCCAAGGCCGAGGACTATGCGACCGAAGGGTATTGGCCGATGAACGATACCGCCTGTGATAAGTTCGGTGGGTGTAGGTTCCGCGAGGTCTGCTCTAAATCGCCGAGTGTGAGGAAGCAGTTTCTTAAGTCAGGGTTTACTCAACAATCGCCGGAGGAAAGATGGAATCCACTCAAATCGAGGTAATGGTTTATAAGATTAAAGGCGATATAGTTGCGGTTGAACAGATAATTGGTAAGAAATGGCTGTCAGGAGTAGGTAAAGATGCCAAGTTTTATGATGTTACAGAAGGTTGGCGAGTTCGTTTTAGCGTATTTGGTGGAGCATTCGCTATCATGTTTGATGAAGAGCCATCAATAAGACCTGGGCCTATAACTCTAACAATCGAATCCAGAAATGGATAAGTCAGTTCGAATAGTAATGGTTTTGGGCAAATATCGCGTCACTGAGCGAACCCAGTACCATATGAAGCTCGCCCTCGGCGGCTCAACAACCATGACCGTCTCGGTCGAAGACTACATGGATGTGAAGGCCGGAGATATCTTAACTCTTTATACAGAGGTTCTTTATGCCAAGCCTGTCGCAGCACCAGAGTAACGAGTACACCAAGCTATTAATAGAGGGCGACAGCGGATCGGGTAAGACTGGAGCTCTAGCCACTCTAGTTCGCGCTGGCTACAAGCTCCGCATCCTCGACTACGACAATGGCCTCGAACCCTTGAAACAATTTGTCCTTCGCGACAGCCCGGAGATGGTGGAAAATGTCGAATTCCGAACCCTCAGAGACAAACTCAAATCCTCTCCCCTAGGACCCGTTATTGACGGAAATCCAAAAGCATTTATCGACGGCCTTAAAATGCTTGATCGATGGAAATACAGCCTCGACGGAAATGATGTTGACCTTGGAGTTCCTTCGGAGTGGGGACCCGACACCATTCTCGTACTTGATACCCTTACTTTCTTTTCCGATGCTGCGTTTGCATTCAGAGAGCCCCTCGCTCCCAAGTCGAGAGATGGTAAATATGATATGCGGGCCGTTTACAAAGACGCACAAGATGCAGTTGAAAGCGTTCTCGCTCTCCTTACCTCAGAGTCGTTCAGAACTAACGTCATTGTCAACTCTCATGTGAGGTATATGGATAACCCTGACGGAACCAAGAAAGGTTACCCGACTTCAGTAGGATCGGCGTTAGGGCCAACGATCCCTCGTTACTTCAATTCCGTGGCCCTCTGTCAAACCAGCCCAGGAGGTAAGCGCACAATCCAAACCCAAGCGACAGCGATGCTAGACTTGAAGAACCCAAAGCCGTTTGCCATGGCCCCAAGCTTTCCAATCGAAACCGGCTTGGCGGACTTCTTTGCGGTTCTCCGTGACCCACCCAAACTCGCTAACAAACCCAAACTCATTCGAAAGGTCTAACAAATGAATACACCCAATTTCGGCGCAATCCTCGATAAAGCTCCAACCGAAGTCAATCGGCCAAAACCCCTCCCAATCGGCAGCTATACCATGCTGATTAAGGGCCTGCCAAAGTTTGATAAATCAACCAAGAAGCAGACAGAGTACGTGGAATGGACTTTGCAGTTCCTCGCACCCGGCGATGATGTCGATGTTGAAGAGCTTCAAGCCGGACTGACCAAGCCCTCTGGCGAGGTCACTTCGCTTAGCGATCGCACTATCCGTGCCACCTACTACATTACGGAAGACGCTCTTTGGCGGCTTAAGGAATTCCTTCGCCATTGTGGGTTCGATGTTGACTCCGATGACATGTCTATCCGCCAAATGATCGCCGAGACTCCTGGTCGCCAAGTCGGCATCCATCTCAAGCACGTGCCGAGCGAAGACGGACAGAGCATGTTCGCCAACATCGATAAGACCTTCTCGATCGAATAAGAACGCCCAACTTGGGAGGAGAGTGGCCCTCTCCTCCTCTTTTTGTCTGGGGGAAATATGAACATCGCCTGCATTGGTGAAGCCTGGGGAGAGCAAGAGGAGAGAGAACGTGTACCATTTGTTGGCCCGAGCGGTTATGAACTCACTCGAATGCTTAGCGAGGCTGGCATCAACCGCGCTGATTGTTACTGTACCAACGTTCTTAATCTCAGGCCACCAAACAATAAGCTCGAAGCCCTCTGTGGAACCAAAGCCGAAGGCATTCGAGGCTACCCCCCACTCCTCAAAGGCAAATATCTGCGATCTGAGTTCGCTGGAGAACTCAATCGTCTCGGGGATGAACTCATCTCAATCAACCCTAATCTCCTGGTTGCCCTCGGCAATACAGCCCTTTGGGCTCTTACAGGCAAGTCCTTTATATCGAAACTGCGTGGAACCACTACCATCTCAACCCTCACCGTGGACGGTTTTAAGGTTCTACCGACATACCATCCAGCGGCAGTCCTTCGACAGTGGGAGCTTCGCCCGACCACCGTTATCGATTTGATGAAAGCTAGACGAGAAAGCGAGTTCCCAGAGATTCGCCGGCCGAAACGAACCATATGGATTCAACCAACCTTGGAGGACCTCAATGACTTCAAACTACAATATATCGACAGATGTAACATCCTTAGTGTCGATATTGAGACCGCTGGTAATCAAATTACGTGTATTGGATTTGCTCCCTCCAGAAGAATCGCACTCGTTATACCATTCGTTGACCCCAGAAGAATGGGACGATCTTACTGGCCTACTGCACTCATTGAGCAAAGCGTCTGGGGATTTATACGCAACGTTCTATCGAGTAAAATACCAAAACTTTTCCAAAACGGCCTCTACGACATCGCCTTCCTTTGGCGAGCCCAAGGAATAAAGGTCTTCGGCGCGGAGGAGGATACGATGCTTTTGCACCATGCGCTACAGCCAGAGAGTTTGAAGGGATTGGGCTTTCTTGGCTCAATATATTGTGACGAGGCGAACTGGAAACAAATGCGTGAGCGAGTGACAACCATAAAGCGCGATGAGTAGCAATGAAAATCATTCAAACCGATAAAATGAAGCCCGAAGACCTTAAACCAATAGAAAGGGAATGGGCGTACAATGGCCTCGACTGCTGCATCACCGCCGAAGTCCTTGATGTCCTGCTCCCACAACTGGACAACCATACGGCTGCGACGTACGCATTCTCACGTAGTCTACAAGCGCCTGTGCTTGAAATGCGCCTACGTGGCGTTCTGGTGGATCAAGCGAGAAAGGCGGAAGTCATTGAGGAATACCACGATCAACTGGACCGACTTGAAAGACAGCTCGAAAGGATCGTCGGGGAAGGATGCGATGTCTGGGACTTCAACTGGCGAAGCAATCGAGACCTCCAAAAGGTCTTCTATGAAGTCCTGAAGATACCACCGATTAAGAAGATGGGCCGAGTCACCGTCAACCGCGATGCATTAGAGAAGATGGAGGCCTATACCGTCGCTAGGCCAATCGTCTCTCATATGAAGGCGATGAGGGATATTGGAAAGAAGATATCGGTACTTAAAACCGATATCGATAAAGATGGGAGGATGCGAACTTCATACAACATAGCAGGTACAACCACAGGAAGGTTCTCCTCCTCGCTGAGCGAGTTTGGTACGGGAGGCAATCTTCAAAATGTTGAAGACCTCCTCCGCAGCATCTTCATAGCCGATCCTGGGATGAAAATGGGATATTTTGATGCAGAACAAGGAGAGAGTCGTGTCGTCGGAGCAATCGAATGGAACCTCTTCGGAGATGCAAAGTACCTTGACGCATGTGAGTCCGGTGACTTGCACACTAACGTTGCTAAACTTTGTTGGTCCAAGTTATCCTGGACCGGAGACCCTAAAATTGATAAGGAATTGGCTGAGCAGCCTTACTATCGACATTACTCTCGACGCTTTATGTGTAAAAAGATCGGACATGGAACTAACTATGGAGGTAAAGCACGGACGCTTTCAAATCAAGCTAAAGTCGACATAAGTATGATTGAAGAGTTCCAACCCAAATATTTTATAGCCTTCCCCGCCCATCTTCGCTGGCATGCTCATGTCGAGCAGACCTTAAAAGGAACTGGCCAACTTATCTCTCTCACCGGTCGGCGGCGGCATTTCTTCGGCCGCCGCGATAGTGCAGAAACTCTAAGAGAGGCAATTGCTTATGATCCACAAGGTTCCCTTGCAGATATCGTTAACACTGGAATGCTCTGCGTCTGGTGCCATCGAGATTGTGAGTTGCTCATGCAAAACCATGATGCCATCGTCGTTCAATATCCAGAAGATAGAGAAGACGACATTGTCCCCAAAATACTTGCACAGCTTGCTCAGCCTATTCAACTCAATAATGATAGACAGTTTATAATCCCATACGGCGCTAAGACCGGCTGGAACTTTGGCGAATATAAATCAGGGTCGAACGAAGATGGGCTTAAAAACTATTTCCCCGGCGACAAACGGACACGCACGCCGCAAGTGTCAATCTTGGATCGACGCCTTCGTAGAGCATACGTCTAATCTTGAATCGCCGATAATCTATGAAAATGGTCTGCCATCTCTGTACTAGCGGCCGTGCTAGAGCAAAAGGTTTGGGTGACTACAAGCTCCCCCCTCTACCCCAACCTCTACACCTTCTTAGTGGGCCACCCAGGCTTAGGAAAGTCTCGAGCGATTAAATCGGTGATGGGCTTCGCCCGAGAAGTCCCAGACATCCACATAGGCCCGACCTCTCTAACGATGGCCTCCCTCGTCGACCTCTTAGCCGAGAGCAAGCGACAGATAATCCAACTCCCTAATCCAATGATCGAATACAACACCCTCTACATCGCCCCTGACGAACTCTCAGCCTTCATGCAGGAATACAAAGGGAACGAACTTATCCCAGGCCTAACCACCTTCTACGATACCGACTCGCCATACGGACAACATCGACGAACGACCGGGCTAAAGCTAAAAATCGACCGACCCCAACTAAACATCCTCACTGGCACTACCCCAGCAAATATAATGAAGTTCATTCCGGAGTCGGCTTGGGAAGACGGATTCACTTCTCGAATCATTTTCATCTACGCAGACTCTCAACCAAAGATAGATGTCTTCAAGGCTAAAGTAAGAGAGATGCCAAAGGAT